TGTGTGTTAATTCATGGGGATCATCGTGGGGTAATAGAGGATTATTTAGTATACCATATTTATATGTAACAAATCCGGATTTAGCAGCCGATTTCTGTGCGTTAAATTTTATTTATTAAGTATAAAATAAGTATTTGAAAATATACGTTTAAAAATAGATTTTAGGAATAATTTAATATATTTATAGTTATATGAAGACTCGCAGAAATAATTTTTATAAAGGTGCTAAAAACGTCACATATAGAGTTAAAAACGGGTTAAAGCGTGTTGGGTCTTCGGTTGAATCTGCCGCACAAAGCACGGTTCCAGTAGTAAAGAAAGGACTATTTAATTTATTTGGTTTTTTAAAATCTGGTGTAAATAATACGGCATCATCTTTTAAATCTATGATGTCAAAGAAACGCCATCACAAACGAAGACATAATAAATCAAAATCATACAGACGCAAACGTTAAATGTGTTTGTTTTAATTTATACCCTTTTGTTGTTTTAATTTTTTTGTGTTGTTTATTTTCTTTATGGAATTTGTTATGACATTTTTCACACAATGTCATTAAATTTGCTAATTTATTTTTATGAAAAACATCGCCGTTGTTTTTTATAAAACCGTCATCATTTGCGTCTGATTGATGTTGTAAATGATGAACTTCAGTTCCCATATTTGTAGAACACAATTCACACATACCAACAATTTTTTTGGAATTATAATGGGACGTTTTAAGTAATAAAATGCTATTTTCTTCAGGATGATATTTGGTTCGTATATTGTATGCCGAATTTAAAAATTCTTCGGGTAAATTTAAAGATTTACACACTTCTAACCCATACATACTATTTCCTGGTCCATCGCGTAATTTACGGTCATATTCTAATATTCCGGTTTCTCTATTGTAGACAACTGCCATATGTTTAAGAGCCAGGTTAGTTAATTCTGTAATTTCGTCGTATTTTACAATCTCGTGTAAATGTGTCGCAAAAATAAAACTGCTATTTAATTGGTTTAATTTTTGAATTCCCGCAACAAAAATACTGATAGCAGACGATATTTCAGTTCCAGAACACAATTCGTCGCCTAAAATCAAACTATCTTTATTAGCAACTGTTAAAATAGTTCTTAGTTCGCTCATTTCGACAGCAAATGTAGACAATCCTTTAAATATATTATCATTTCCAATAATTCGGGTAAATATATATTTATATGGTTTATATGAAAAACTAGAACATGGGACATATAACCCAGATTGTGCCATTATAATATTAATCCCAATTGATTTAATTAAACTGGTTTTTCCAACAGCATTAGTTCCATAAAGTAATATACCATCAATAATACTATTTCCAAGAGTAATATCATTTGCGACATATATTTCATTTTGGTGTAATTGTTCGATAAGAGGATGACGTATATTTTCTGCGTCAACGAATGATTTATCGCGATTATTTATAATGGTTGGTTTACAATAATTATATTTTTTAGATAACACCGTTTTCGAAAAAATGACGTCGATAATAGTTACAAAATTAATAATTACATCAATTTGTGGTTGTAACTCCTCGAATTTACCGATTATATCCTTAAACACAGATAAAATGGTGTCTTTCATAGATACCTTGATTGTTGAAATATTTTTACATAATGTATTAATTTCGTCGTTTGAAATTATATTATTTGCCGCGCTTTGTTTATTAAATTGAATATCCTTTTTAGAAATATTCAAGTTAAATTCTGTAGATTTGTTTGTATGTGATGATATGTATGTTAGTAGTGTTGGTTTAGTTTTTGTGTGTAAATTTTCTTTTAATAGTTGACATCTACGTTCGGTGCTAATTAAACTAAAATGGTTTTTTTCGGTTTCGTGGATTTTAACATATTCACACGATTTGGATTTGGTTTTTTTCTCACAAGATTCAATAACTGAGTTTAGATAAGAACGAATACATTCTAATTTATCGTTTGAGTCAACAAGAGTTTGTGTTTTATTGTCTAAATCAATATTAATATTTTGTTGAATAAAATTTATTTCAAATCCTTGTAATTGGTCGATATCTTTTGCTAAATCAATTATAAAATTATTATGAATAAAATCCCGGATAGTTTCACAAATCGTTGATATGTTATACATCTCTTTTTCATAAAAATTTAAATATTTCATAATTACTTTATCGTTGTTTATCAACTCATATATTTCTTTAATAATACCTATATTTTTATATAAAATACAAATGGTTTTTGGGGTTATTTTTTTCATAAATATTTGTCTTTCAAATTTAGAAATATCTTTAATTTCTTGTAATTTAATTAAAATATTGGGATTAAAAGATTCTAATAAATACTCAATCATATCATATTCTTTTTGAAGATATTCACAGTTTGTTGTTGGATTTAGGAAATTATAGGCAAATTTCCGTTTTCCCATAGGTGTTATACAACAATTTAACATTTTCAAAACTGATGAGTATTTACCGCTATAGTTTTGGTCATCTATAATATTAAGTTGTTTTAAAGAATGGTTTGCTAAAATAAGTCTTTCGGAACAATTTTCGAATATAGGTATTTTAATTTTATTTACCAAATATGGATTATGTTGGTAAATAAAATCAAGTAAAAAACAAAAGGATTGAGTTGCTATTGTATTATTATTAAATAAATCGAAATTATCAATTTTATAAAATCTGTCAATAATTTCCTTTTGATAATTTTGTTTTTCGCAATTAATTGCTTGTTGTAAATATTTAGATAGAGTCTTTTCTTTCTGAACAAAATTAATTCTATGAATGAGACTACATTGTATATTTGCGTAGTTAATCACATCTTCGACCTCTTTTTCAGGTAAATTCGATATAAAAATTACTTCACTCGGATTATAAATTGAAATAAACCTTTCCAGTTCATCATATGTTGTAGGATTATTAATATACTTTTCTTTAAACTGGAATATACTTGTTTTACCGGTATAAATATCAATATTAGATATTCCGACAACAACGTATTTACCTTTCAAAACAAACGTGTTCTCAATTAAATCCACCCAAATACACGTTGTATTATTTGTAAGACGATGTGTATCATTATTAAAATATGTTCCTGGAGAAAAAATACCGGTTAAACTGCGTGTTATCGTATTATCCGGATGATTTATTTGACTATATACAACGGCAGTTACGCTTGCTTCCAATATTTTCTTAATATATTTATCAATCATCATAATATTAAAACCAGCCATAAGAACGTTGTTTGAACCAACACATACGTTTTTTTCCGAAACGTTTAAATCACATATTTTTGAAAAATTCTGGATTTGACTACCAGATATACTATTCGTTGTTTTATCGCAAATTCCGTATACTTCATAAAAAGAACCAACCTGCATTAGTAAAATAGTATTTATTCCATAATCGGTTTGATATTTATCTGTTAATTCGAAATACTCTTTGATTAAAGCCATCTTGTTATATAATATGATGTATATGTATCTTTAAATACATTTAAATAGTTGTTATCATACTGTAGCGGGAATTTTAGAGTATTAAATAGTTATGAAATCGTCGTGTGGGATTCCGCTTATTGTCGACAATATTTTCTTTTTAAGAACCCTATAGGTATCTTTGGAAATTATATTTAATTTATAAAATAAGAATTTTAGGATGATTAACATAATAGATGAATAATATGGAAGGGTTGTTTTACGTGTATGGTCTCGAAGTATTTCATCTTTATATTTTTCGTTATAAATCGAAAATTCAACCCGTAAATTATTGTCTACATCTTTATACATTAATTTGTGTCCATGAACTACATAATTACTGTTGAATGATTTCCATATAGTTTTTTTAGTTTTATATTTGTCTACATTCAAGAATGTTTGTAACTTAAAAATTGTGCTTGTTACGTTATCTGTAAATATGGCAACATCAATATCACTTTCTCCTTTAAAATAGTCGTTGCGTTGAATACTTCCGTAAAAATATAACGGGATATCTAAATAATATTTTAGTTTATTAAAAAAACCGGTTTCATATGGTGATAATTCATGCTTGGTAGTCTGCATATTATATATTATAATAATATATAAATTATGGTTTCATTAAATTGTGAATAATACTATCTCTATTATTATTTGTGATTTCTCCGGCTAACATTGCGGATTCGTAAATTTTACGAATAACGTCAATTGGAGCATTACTTCCTGCCATCATTAAATTGTGCGAATGTAAGTATTTTTTTATAGATGGTAAATCCTTTTTTTTTATTTCTCGTTGGGCATTTAACACCTTTTTTTGTGTATTCTTATCCTTTATTAAAATACTTACGGTTCTTTTATGATTTGACTTTCCTAATACATATTTTCTGAGAGTTGTGTTTTTTATAAATGATTTGTGTTTTTTAGGTTCTATATTATTTCGAACGATTGTGGGTTCTGGTGGTTTAATCGAATTCTTAATCGGGTCTTTTATTGGTTGGGTATTTAAATTGGAGTGTTGTAAATGACCAGGCGGTTTAATTAAATTGGTCGTTGGTTGGGATAATGAGGTATAGTTTGATTGTTTTGACAATATTCTTTCTTTTAATTTATTCAATTTAGTTTCTCTTTCACTTAAATGTTGTGTAACAACGGGAGGAGATGGTTTTATTGGTTGTGTTTGGTTTGAATAATTACGATATGTTTTTTTAAATCCGCCTTTTAAACATCCGTATGGTATATCAGTATCTATATTATAATTTAATTTAATGGGTAAAGTAGAAGTCGAATTGTCTACAGTATTATAATAATTTTGTTTTAATTCTTCAGGAAGTTCTGTTTCGACATACTGAGTATTTAATTTTTCGGTATTAAGAGTAAAATTATTTCGCAATGTTTTTTTGTATAAATCATCTTTATATTGTTGTTTCTCTTCCTTTTTTTTATTATTGGATAATGTTTGTAAATATTCAAGAGAATCATTAAACTCATTATTATATTTTATTTCGCTTGGTTTAGGAGTTGTATCATTAGGTGGGGCGGACTCTTTAGTTTTATGTTCTTTAATTCTTTTTAATAATTTATTTTTTAGAATGTTTGGTGAAATTAGTGGAACGTTTATTGGGTATTGTTTTCTCTCTTTATTTTTTTTAGTTTTACCCCCCATATTAAATATTTCAGGATTAATTTTTATGGTTTTTTTCAAGTCGTTAGACATTTATATCAATAACATACAAAAAAATAATCGTTTATATACATAAAACAATAAAAATGATTTAAAAATAAAATTGAATTCTAATTAATCGTTAAACCTAATGGTAACTATAGTAAATAAAACAGATAAATCAAATATGTACAATATTGAATCAGAACAATACATTGAGGAACCATGGAGTATTATTGAGTCTTATTTTAAGGGTCATCATTTGGAACGACTCGTAAGGCATCAGTTGGAATCATACAATAATTTTGTGGGATACCAAATTAATAAAACTATTGAAATGTTTAATCCCGTTCATATAGTTTCGGATAATGATTATGACCCTGCCAGCAAAAAGCATTCGTTAGAGGTGTTTATAACATTTGAAAATTTTCAGATGTATAGACCCCAAATCCACGAAAATAATGGTGCGATTAAATTAATGTTTCCGCAAGAAGCAAGATTACGAAATTTCACGTATGCCTCGGCAATGACAATTGATATAAATATCAAATATATTATACGAACTGGGGCAAATTTGGAAAACTCACAAACAATCTGTAAAACCTTATCAAAAATCCATATTGGAAAATTACCTATAATGTTAAAATCAAATATTTGTGTTCTAAACCAGTATAAGTATGTTGAGCATACACATACTGGCGAATGTAAATATGATGCCGGAGGATATTTTATTATTAATGGCTCAGAGAAGACTGTCCTTGGACAAGAACGAACTGCCGAAAACAGAGTTTATTGTTTTAATGTTTCTAAAAATAATACAAAATATAGTTGGTCAGCAGAAATTAAATCTGTTCCAGATACTAAATGTATTTCACCGAAACAAACTAATGTAATGATTAGTTCTAAAAATAATGGATTTGGTAACGCGATTTACGTTCAAATTCCGAGAATAAAACAAGTTATTCCACTATTTATTGTCTTTCGTGCCCTAGGCATTATAACAGATAAAGAAATATGTGAAAAAATATTGTTGGATATTAATTACTCAGAACACAAACTACTACTTCAATCACTACAAGCATCGATTATTGACGCAAATATATATTTAACACAAGAAGAGAGTATTAAATATATCACAAGTTTTGCGATGTATACCCCTATAAATATGGATAAAGAAACCGGAATTAAGAAAAAATTGGAATTTACGATGGATATCTTAAAGAATGATTTGTTTCCACACTGCCAGAACATCACCCAAAAAATATATTTCTTGGGATATATGACAAATAAACTGTTACACGCAAAATTTGAATTAATTAAGCCTGATGATAGAGATTCATATATCAATAAGCGAATTGATTTAACGGGGACATTATTAAATAACCTATTCAGGAATTATTTTAATAAATTGGTGAAGGATATGGAAAAACAAGTCATTCGAGAAATTAATACAGGTTCATGGAAGTCATCAGATGATTACGAAAATATTATAAATTTAACAAATTTATATAAAATCATTAAATCTACTACTATTGAAAATGGTTTAAAACGTGCGTTAGCAACAGGAGATTTTGGTATTAAACATATTAACAGTAATAAGGTTGGTGTTGCCCAAGTTCTTAATCGTTTAACATATATAAGTAGTTTAAGTCACGCAAGACGCGTATCTACTCCTACAGATAAAAGTGGTAAATTAATTCCTCCTCGTAAATTACATAATACGTGTTGGGGGTATTTATGTCCTGCCGAAACACCTGAAGGTCAGAGCGTTGGAATTGTAAAAAATTTAAGTTATATGACGCATGTAACAATTCATTCAAATTCACAACCATTATACGAATACATAACTCCTTATGTTATAAAACTAGAAAATCAAGAATTAACAAGTCTTGAGATGTTTAATAAAGTAAAGGTGTTTATAAATGGTGCTTGGTTAGGAGTTACAAATAACCCATATGAATTGTTTATTTCATTAAAAGAAAAAAAATATAAGGGTATTATTAATATTTATACCTCAATTATATTTGATTACCGAATGAAAGAAATACGTATATGTAACGACAGCGGTAGATTAACAAGACCCGTTTTACGCGTAAAGGATAAAAACATATTGTTAGATAATGATATTATTTCAAAAATTAGTTCTGGTGAACTTATTTGGGATAATTTACTAACTAGCACTAGTTTACCTGAATCCGTAATTGAGTATATTGACCCAGAAGAGCAATCGTTATCATTAATAGCGACAAAACCTAAAGATATAATTAATTACTCACCGGAACAAATCTTAAAATACACTCATTGTGAAATTCACCCAAGCACTATTTTTGGAATTTTAGCGTCTTGTATTCCGTTCCCGGAAAACAATCAATCGCCTAGAAATACATATCAGTGTTTAGATATTAACGAATTAGTGTTATTGTCTTCTGGTGAAAAAAGACGAATCGCAGACATAAATATCGGCGATGAAGTTATTTCATTTCATCCAGAAACAATGGAAACATCAATGACAAAGGTAACTCATCACTATATCCGTGAAACAACTAAAAAAATATACAATATAAAAACAATTAGCGGAAGAGAAATAATCGCAACTGAAGACCATAAATTTATGACATCGTCTGGATGGGTTGAAGTAAAAGATTTAATTCCAACAATCAGTAAAATTGGTATATATATGAATAATTGTTATCCAATTAAGAAAAACTCCTTTGGTGAGATATCTTGTATATTATCAGAAGAACAATTTATAAACTTCTTTAAAGAACAAAATTTTAAAATGAAATTAATAATGAAATATGTTTCTGAATTAAAAAATCAGGAACTATTACCATTATATAACAATAATAATAAAATTAGTATTCTATCCAGAATATTTGGTTTTATCTTATCAGATGGTTCAATTAACTGTTATACTAGAGACAATAACAAATTTACAAGTTGTAGTTTAGATTTCGGCACAATTAAAGATTATACCGATTTTCAAAACGATATCAAATATTGTGGATTTAGAAATTGTGCCTATTATGCAGGTTCAAGAACATTCAATAACATAACACATCAAACGTTTTCAGTTTCTCATAATGGGTCACTTCCTGCGTTATTGTTAAGTTTGGGAATCACTTTTGGACGAAAAACAGAAACAATTCAAAACCCAATTCCTGATTGGATTATGACCGGTTCATTAATTATTAAACGTGAGTTTTTAGCAGGGTTTCAAGGTGGAAATGGGTGTAAAATTAGATGGAATAAACTTAATAAAAAAGGGTATAATTATATTTGTGCTTCAACAACACAACAAATAAACCCAATATATCAACAAGGACTTTCTAACTTTATAAATCAATGTATCCAACTAATGACCGAATTTAACATTATTGTTAATTATATTGAAAAACCAGTTGTTGAAAATAGAATTAAAATTGGTTATAAAATGTCATATAGTCAAGATAATTTAATAAACTATTATGATAATATTGGATATAGATATAGTTATACAAAAAATAGTTCGAGTGCTAAGGTAATTGAATATTTAAAATATAAAAAAACTATATTTGAAAAACATACATCGTTAATATTAAACATACGAAAATTATATGACGAATCCAAAACAAATACTCAAATATCAAATGTTTTAAATGTTCCTTGTAATTTCGTATCTGATACTCTAAGAAGCTATAAAAATAATAGACAAATCAGTTGTCCTAATTTAAAAGAAAATAATATTGAACACTGGTTAAATGAAATGGTTTCGGTTAATGAAACGATGTTTATCACAATTGATAGTATAACTGAAGTTGAAAATAGACTAATTTCAGATATTACGGTTGAGTCTGAAAATCATAGTTTTATCGCAGGAAATAATTTCCTATCAAGTAATTGTGCGCAAGGAAAACAAGCGATGGGTGTATATGCAACTAATTATGAAACAAGAATGGATAAAACCGCGTATGTTTTAAATTACCCTGCCAGACCATTAGTCGACACAAGATTAATGAATTTAATTCAATTAAATAAAATCCCTTCTGGAACTAATGTAATTGTGGCAATTATGACACATACAGGATATAATCAAGAAGACTCTATATTGTTTAATAAAGGTTCGATTGATAGAGGATTATTCGTAACTACGATTTATCATACTGAGAAAGACGAAGATAAACAAAAAATTAATGGTGATGAAGAAATTAGATGTAAACCAGACATTTCTAAAACAAAAGGAATTAAAATGGGCAATTACAACAAGGTCAACAATAAAGGTGTTATTCCAGAAAATACAATTGTTGAAAATCGTGATATAATTATTGCGAAAGTAACTCCCATTAAAGAAAATCGTAACGACCATACTAAAATAGTTAAATTCGAAGACCATAGTAAAATCTTCAAAACTACCGAAGAAACGTTTATCGATAAAAATTATATTGACCGAAATGGTGAAGGGTATAATTTTGCAAAGGTTAGATTAAGAACATTTAGAAAACCTGTTATTGGAGACAAGTTTTCAAGTCGTCACGGACAAAAAGGAACTATCGGAAATATTATTCCAGAATGTGACATGCCATTTACTAAAAACGGTTTAAAACCTGATATTATTATCAACCCTCACGCAATTCCATCTCGTATGACAATCGGACAATTAAAAGAAACCATACTTGGTAAGGTTCTTTTAGAACTCGGATTATTTGGAGATGGAACCCCATTCGGACAATTAAGTGTTAAAGATATGTGTGATGAATTGTTGAAGTTAGGTTATGAATCTAACGGAAACGAACTATTATGTAATGGTTTAACTGGAGAACAACACGAATGTAGCGTATTTATGGGACCTGTATTTTACCAGCGTTTAAAACATATGGTTAATGATAAAACGCACAGTCGTTCTATTGGACCGATGGTTAACCTTACAAGACAACCTGCTGAAGGTCGCAGTCGTGATGGTGGGTTGCGATTTGGGGAAATGGAGAGAGATTGTTTTAAAGGCGCGTCCCATATCTCCATAAATAATGGGTTAAGTATAAAAATTGAAACTATGGAAAAATATAATTGGGATGTAATGGGTTGGAGTGAAAACCACAACGGTATTGTAAAAGCAAGACAAACCGATTTTATGTATAAAGGGGAACGTGAATGTGTATCAGTTACATTAGAAGACGGACATAAAATAATATGCACGGAAGACCATCCAATTTTAACTTCAGAAAATGAATGGGTAAAAGTAAAGGATTTATTAATTAATCGAGAAACAAGAGTAAAATGTGGTATTAATTATCCATTAATGGAAATTGAAGAAGAAATTAATGAATGTGATGGGTGGAACCTTGACCTTGATATTATAAAATTACAGACACAAACACCAAAACATTATTTACGAACTCTTGCTTTTGCGAGAATAATTGGTTATTTAATTGCTGATGGTTCAATTTCATATGATAAACGAAATAATGTAGCAAGAGGAGTAATATATCTAGGACATATGTTAGATGTTAACTCGTTATTAATTGATCTAAGAATGTTTTGTCATATACGCCAAACCAAGTTTAAAATAAACAATTATTATTATATTTCAATACCTCAACCATTTATGAAAATTATACTAAAATTAAAAGGAATCATAATTGGAAGAAAAATAACTCAACCTGCTGAACTTCCAGAATTTATTTTAGATGATAAATGTCCTAGACCTATTATTCGTGAGTTTTTAGGAGGATTATTTGGAGCAGATGGACATACTTGTTCTTTATTATTACATCGTGGTAAAAGAGATAATATAACATCAATATCATTTTCACAATCGAAGACTTTCGAACATTTAGGTTCATTGACAACTATGATAGAAAATATAAAACACTTATTAAATAAATGTGGAATTCATAAAATCACCATACAAAATTTTAAAGAAACGACTAGTTCTAAAAAAAAAAATATTAAATTAGGTGAAAATAAAACAGATGGTAATCATCAGTTAACATTACATTTAGATATGGACGAATTAATCCCGTTTTATGAAAAAATAGGATTTAGGTATTGTTGCCACAAATCTCAAAGACTTGAAGGAGGTGTATCATATAAACGATTACGTAATGAAGTTACTAGACAACATAATTGGTTAGTAAATCGAGTTGATGAAATAACTAAATTTACAGAAATAAAAAGGATAAATCCAAATAAAATTGTTCATACAAAAAAAGCAATTATTCAAGCAGTTGATGAATTAAAATTAACTGAAGGATTATTACATGAATACGCAATACCTTCAACTCATGATATTACAGACCATTTAATAAAAGGCACAACCTTTGGGAAATTTACATCAAAATCGTTTCCGACTGCCGAACAATATTTAGAAAGTATTGGAGCATTAAGTTGGTTTTTAAAAGATGAATCAAAACCATATTACGAAAATAATAAAGGAATTATATTTGATAACGAATATGACGAGAACCTAGATGAAACACCTAATGAAAACAACGTTAATATAGAAGATATTGAAGAAACAGAAGAAATAACTACTGATGAAGAAGAAAATTCAAAATATGGTGTAAACCGAAGTAAGTTATGTTTGCCAACCATGAATTTAAAAGTAATATCAATACTTCCTGCCGGAGTTCATAAAGTGTATGATATAAGTGTTGATAAAGTCCATTCGTTTTTAGCAGATGGAGTTGTGGCACATAATTGTATGGTTTCACACGGAGCCGCAAGATTTACACGTGGACGATTGTATGATGCGTCGGATAAATATTCTGTTCATGTTTGTAAAAAATGCGGATTAATTGCCTCATATAATAATGAACTAAATATACATTTATGTAAGACGTGTGATAACAGAACCGATTTCGCGTATGTCGAAATTCCTTATTCTTGTAAATTACTATTTCAAGAATTAATAACTATGAATGTTGCTCCGCGTATTATAACCGAGCATTAAATAACAAATCGATACTTGAATTGTATAAATTAGAATAGGAGTAGAATAAGTAGATTAGTTAGAAATAAAATTTTTTATTTAGACATAACTAAATAAAAAATAATTAAAACATGTGGGTGATTTTATTCACAAAAAACGTGGTTGAACCAAATAAAATGCCTCCCCATAAAGTGTCTAAAATAGCAGTAGATACTTTCCAATTTTTTAATAAAGCTACGTTAGTGAAGTCGTAGACAGCATAAATAACTAATCCTAAAATAAACGCGTCTTTGACACTTCTATTTTTTTGAATAATAAAATAACTTAATCCAAATATTAAAAATATGTAGACAATTCCGGACGCAATAATATTAATTTGTATCTCTGAACCTTGAACACTTTTAATTTGTCTATTGAAATAGTCCTTAAAAAAATTAATATATAGACCGTCTAAAATTACAAAAATAATAGAAGTTAACAAATATTTAATCATATATATAAATAAATATTATTTTAGAAGTGTATTATTAACATTTTTTATAGATGTATTATATAAATGTCTGTAATTCGTGGAATTATGCCTCCCGCAACAGTGGATGTTGACAAAAGTTATGAAAATTATGAGAATGTGAGATTTACTTTAAGGAACGCATGGAACACTAAATATACACAAACCACAAAAGCAGTGACTCCTTTTAGAGCAGTTACAAATTCAGGCGATATATTGAGTCGAGTAGCGTATTCGTGTGGCGGTCCAAGTCAAGCATCCCAAAGTCGTCCTGGTCTTTTTGGAATAAAGGGACAGATTGGTTCTATTAAAAGTAAGTGTGATGGTTCAGGAATACCACCATCAACGTGTAATGTAAAATATGTGTATGATAGTTCTAACTATACAACCTTTTTAAAACAACAGGCAACAAATAAAAACTATAATGATATATCTAATGGTGGAAATAAGAATAGTGGAAGTCAAGTTTCATTTAGAGCAGTTCGTATATATTAATTCGCGTTTACTATAATATATTATAATTATATATTATAAGAATGACACAATTTGACGATATAATAGTTACTCCTGTATATGGACCATTAAACACATCACAAACCCCAAATGTGTTGCCTCGTCATAATTATGGTATTTTAACTTGCGCAACTCCGAATCCTCCTTTATTTTATCCATCCCAAGAACCCATTAATACGGACCAATTTGTGAATTCTCGAAAACAATATACGCAAGCATTTAGTTTAAATAAAATGACCCCAATAAATAAACCGAATAATAGCACATCATTTTATTCGTATTCAACCCAAATCCATCGTCCTGTATCTACGAATGTGAACTATATACCTCCACAAGATTCATCGCTATACTTGTCTCGTAAAAAGGCTTTAGCAGTTGGTAAATCATCATATAAAGTCGGACTACCTCAGAACGCACCAGTCGCAACAAAAAATTACTATCCAAGTGGTGTTAGAAGTTCTATTCGAAGGGCAAGGTCTGGTGGGTGTACTGCTCCGGCAAAAAAAGGGTCCATTTACAACACAAGTTTGTCAAACGGTCAGTGTTGTGCGTGGGGGTCTTTAGTTAGAAGCACATATTAAAGAGTGACAACAATATAATATAATTTTATATTTAATTATATTATATGACTAGTGAAATTAAAGGACCCAGTTATTTAGAACAGATTTATAATACAATAAAAGATACAACAACAAGCACGTATAATACTATTAAAAACAAATCACTCTCTTTAAAACAACAATATTGGGATACAGCAACCGGGGGTAAACGTCGACGTAAATCGGCAAATAAAGCAACAAGAACGCGTATTAAAACCCCGTATAAAAGAAAACGAAATTCAACAAGAAAACGGTAATTATTTTTTCTTTGTCATAATTTTATAAATTAAATATATAATTAAAGCAGATAAACTCGCAAAATATAACTGGGTAATTGTATCTTTAGGAATTGTTATTCCTGTTTGTTCAGGAACAAATGCTTCCTTACAAGAAGCACCAGTAATTGGATTTTTTTTATTTGAAAAACTACACGGGTCCATATTTTGAATATCAACTGTGGTTACATAATGTGTTTCGTTTGAAACATTATTATTTGCGTCAATTGTCTGCATGGTTATTTCTTGACATTTAGGATTAGAACCAGACAAAAAGGATGTCATAATTGAGTATGGATTTAACACATTTAAATCGCTAATAGTTCCAGGTATTAATCCTTTAAATTCGCTAAAATTAACCCCCATTCCAGAGGATACTATAGGAATGTTACCTTGTGGAACATTATTAATATAAATATATCTATCAACTGACGTATTTGTGGTTGTATCCATACAAGTGGCGCCTGTTTTTAAAAAGAACTTATTTCCTAATGGTTTACCTGTTGCTGACGCCTTTCCTCCTCCAGAAACAAGCAACTCAACATATGATATTAAACCGGTAATATCTCGTCCTAATGCTGATAAATTCCCGTCAGAACTCATACCAATGTCAGACGGAGATTTTATATTTTTGTAATAGGGATAATCGGGTCCAATTAGTTTTGTCTGAACACCGTTAGCATCTTTTAAGACATCTTGGAATAAGTTGGATGACATTTATATATAATATATAATTTTTTTCTTTTCATCAGATGTAATTAAACACTACTATCGACAACAGGCGTAGAATCTTCAAAACTTGCTCCAGAAATATCTGGAGGACTACTTGGTAAATTTTGTGTTGCGTAATTGGTTTGTTGTAAAACGATTTCGTTCACTTGGTCAGATAATGAAATTAAGTTTCCACTAATATCAGAAACTTGTTTTTGGAGAGGAATTAAAGAATCAACTTGACTTTTTAAAAAAGCAATATTTCCAGCATTTTGTTGTGAAAGTATGAATGCGTTATTTGGGTTATTAAAATCATAATCTTTATATTGCTGTGGTTGTTGTTCAAGTCCTTCTTTAAATCTAAAATGTGCTAAAAATACTTGATATATAATTAAAATACTAAAACATATAATTAATATTTTTGTTAGGAACGCAATATATAAATACATTATTATATAATACTTTTATTTATTTTTTTATTATAACACAATAATATAAATGTCGTCCGCTTTTTACCCATTAGGAATGAAATCATATAACAATCATACTAATCAAGGAGGATACATATCTTGGAAAGGAACCGGCGTTTTTAGCAATCCAGTTGGAATTACTGCTGGTAACATTAGACCATTAACAAATAACGACCCTTTGAATAATTCAAATGTTGGTTTTGGATTACCACGTCCAATTAAGCATTATAGAAAGGGTCGTTCTATTGGCAATAATAATGGGGTTGCATCGTCAGGTGGAGGGTCATTAATTAAACAAATGATTGATATACCAGGAGGATATAATATTTTTCCAAACACGGTAAATGAAACGTCCAATACGGTTAACTTAAACGAACATTGTAATACCTGTTACGGAATTGGCGTTATATCTAATTGGATGCCTATTACAAATTTAACAGAAAAACCTGAAACAACCACTCAAACAAGCACCTTTTGTTGTAATGATGAAAAGAAAGCACTAAGAAGAACAAGACCTACTAATACGAAACTTAAGAAAAAGTATTATACAACCACCTCACAATATTTATATAATCGATGTAAGACATACGAACAACAACAATTTAATTATATAACAAGTGGTAATTCCGCATCTAAACCAGGAGACCCATCTTCTATTAATAATACTTATGTTGGAAATTGTAATCCTAATTTGGATATTGATAATCCAGTTGTAGACACCGATAGTTCATATAATACATTAACAAATCCACAAGGATGTAAAGTAACTCAATATAAACCAAACAATTATAAGTTTTCAACACAGGGAGCAGTTTCAAGTAGTGACCGTATTCTTCGATTAAATGTCGACACAATAAATACAAATAACGCAAATATTCATTCATTAAATTTACAAAAATCAAAATATTTTCAAGGTGGATGTGAGGGAGTATCAAGCATTTTTTATATTCCAAATAAAATAATTAGCGAAACGAGAAACACCGGAACGTGTTCGGCATTGTGTCCGGTTCCTTACCAAGAACCATATGTGTGTCCTGAAATATCTTTATCAACTATTGCTACAATAACGGCAACTAATGTTTGGAGTTTATCACAAAATACAACTATTTTAAGTTGTCAAACATTAACAATACCTTCTGGACAAAGATTAAATATTCCTACGGGTCTTACGCTAACAAACAACGGAACAATTGAAAATTCAGGTAAATTAAGAAATGTGAATGGTACATTTATAAATAATGCTAATTTTACAACTTCAGGAATAGTTAATGATGCTGCTACAACAGGAACCACTACAAATAGTTCAACTGGTGTAATTAACAACACTGGAACTTTTAATATTAAAGCAGGTGATACTTTTAGTAATTCCGGAACCATACGTATACATACTACGGTTGGGATATTTAAACAATCTAATGATTTTACTAATTCTGGAACAATCTATATATATGATTCAGGAAATTTAAACATTGATACTGGTTTTGTTCTAACAAATAATGGAAATATTTATTATGGGGTTTTACCTCAGTGTGTGGTCGGAAACATAAACGGAACAATCGCCGGAACCATGCAACAACCTGTATGTCCACCACCATAAAAAGAAGATTTGTCTACAATATATAAATAACACACTATACCCAAACGAGTTTACAAGTTAAAATGTGTTATTTACACGTTTATTAAACGATAAATTGCGGAATGAATGAATGAATCAATAAATAAATACATAATACAAATATAACAAAAATATTAAAATAATCTAGAATTGAAACTTATGACTGTAATTATAAAATGAAAAATCTATTTTATTTAACGAATTATAAAAATATTTTATAATTATAATTATGAAAGTCAAGTATTATTTTATTATTATGTTGTTGATATTTTATTATTTATTTGAAAGCAGTGAAACCATGGAAGAATCAATTAGAATAAGGAGTTTAAATAATGATGGATTTTGCGTTTTATATAATCAGACCTACGCAATTGATACAACTAGTTATCCGTGTCAACAATTAACGAGTGATGTTTTACAAAAATTACCAGATGATTATATATTTATTGATTACATTTACAAAATAAATAATGTTGCGTTGTCTACATTTCATAGAGATGTTACCTCCAGTAAATATATATAAAACAAAATATCCAATTTATACATTAATTTTGTATAAATATGATGGTGCTTTATTATCTGTTTGTCCAGGAAGTAATCAAACATATCCATTTGTTTGGTCTTCAATCGTTAATATAACCGGTAAATCAGGGACCGCTTTTTTATTTGATTCTGATTTATTACATGCTGGATGTTTAAATAATTGTAATAAACGGGAATTAATACAGTATAAACTATGTCATAAGGACGATTTACATTTGTTATCCCATTTACAAAATGTAAATATGAATAAATCCGAAAAGTGTACTACATCATATTCTCAAAATATCATACGTAAATTATCATATTATTTTGAAATGCCTATAAATTATATTTTATATCCGTTAATGATTAAACGGGAAAATACAAATAGTATTATTGGTAAGATTCAAACGTTTATTCCAATAACTTTTTATAATAATACATAAATATATAATGTCAACTGCTTTTTATCCGTTAGGGATGCAGACATATAATAATCATACAAATCAAGGTGGGTATAAATCGTGGAAAGGAAACGGGACTTTTAGCAACCCAACGGGAATTACAGCAGGAAATATTCGACCATTTACAAATAAAGACCCAACCAATAATTCATATACAGGGTTTGGATTACCAAGACCAATTAAACAGTATAGAAAGGGTCGAGTAATTCCGAATAATATTAATGGTGTTTTTCCAACAGGAACTGGAGGACAAGTAGTTAAATCTTCATTGGGTGGTTCGTTAATAAAGCAGATGATAGATACGCCAGGAAATTACAATATTTTCCAAAATACGATAACTGAGACATCAAATATAAGTAATTTAAATAATGAATGTATTAATTGTAATGGAATTGGAGTTATTTCAGATTGGATGCCTATAACTAATTTAACAGAAAAACCCCAAGAAGTAACTCAAACCCAAAAATTGTGTTGTAACGCAGAGAAAAAAGCGACTGTTCGTTGTTTACCGACAAGTTCCAATATAAAAATAAACGGGTATTCTCCAACGTGTTCATTGACAAATAATTACTTTTCGAATTTACAACAATATAGACAAAATAGGTGTCAAACGTATGACCAACGCGCATTTAATTTTATTTCAGTTGAGAATTCTCAATTAAATACATATAATGCGAAGTGTTCACCAACATCAAATCAATTTACAAATGTAAGTAACGACGAACCGTGTCCGGCAACAAATAGTCCGTGTAATGTAGTTGTTTATAAACAAAATAATCCCCAATTTGCCCAACAAGGTGGGGTAAAAAGCAGTTTACGAACATTTAAATTAGCAGTAGAAAACACAACGACATTTAAAATAGCGAAAACAACAAAAAGTGGTAGATGTTCTATTTTTTGTCCTATCCCACCACCACCGCCACCGCCAATTATATGTGGAGACATAAATGTGTCAAGTATTGCGATTCAAGGAGAAGATAACACGTGGACATTAAACCAAAATACAACTATTGATAAGTGTCAAACATTAATAATTCCTATAGATAATACACTAATAATTAGTAGTGGAATTACCTTAACAAATAATGGAATCATCAATAACGCAGGAACTATTATAAATAATGAATAACTGTATAATACAACACTAATATAAAATATAATAAATTATAATTATATTTTATAAATGTCAACCCAGAATTATTGGACAATAAATCAAGTTGAATTTTTACATAAACTTAAGGCTCAATGTTTAGAATATAGCGAATTTAATAGAAAACAAGTGAAAAAATACACAACAACAAATACACATTTTAATATTCCTATTTTAGTATTATCCGGTTTAAATTCATTTGTTGCGTTAGGTTTACAACCATTCGTCAAACAGGAATATATCTCAATAATAAATTCCGTATTATCTCTTACTTGTGGAATATTATCGTCGACAGCGTTGTATATGAAATATAACGAAAAAATAAATACGTGTGTTTCGTGTTCTCATGACTTAAATGATTTACACGCGACAATCTTCAAAGAATTAAGTTTAGATGAAGATTCTAGGTCAATGGATGGAAAGGATTTTTGTAATAAAATGTTTGATGAATACACCAAAATAATGCAGAAACATATTGTCCCAAAAAAACACATACAAATGTTTTTATTAACCGATAAAGAAAAACAATACAATGATTTGTCAACACTACACACCAACATAAGTAGTTCTAAAAATAATGTGGACTTATATGAATATACTAAAGAACCTCAAGAGAATGAAACTCAAAAGCATCACGCATATGAGAATAGACAGGATGAACCAGCAGAGAATGAACCAGAAGAGGATGAATTAAACGATATCGAAAAGGACCAACCACACGTAATAAGTGTTAACGAAAGCAAACAATCCCAAAATTTATTTTCGTTATTTGGTTCTTATTCTACTTAATTTTATTGAATGGATATGCCGATAAGAATGTGGGTTTTTCAAAAATATTATTATATGGGATATTGTGTTTTTCGCACCAAAAAATACATTTTTGAATATTATTTTTTTTCAAAATGTCAAGTTTTTCGTTTTTATTTTTATTTTTAAGAAGGTTAATAATATGGTGGATAATTTCGAGTTGTTGTTGTCCGATAATGATATTCATATCATCGATTTTATTAATAAAATAATATGGAAGTTCTGATGTAATTATGGAATGTATATTTTTAGTATCGCATTTATTTTCGCATATTTCGAGTAATTTATGATGGTAATCCTCGTTATATGTGAATTTTTTACAAACCAGGTATTTATCACAACTAAATATATTGCTTGTATTTGGTTTTATTATATAAACCTTTTTAAAGATATAGGTTAATATATATAAAATATCCAGAATGGGTTTATGATAAACATTCGATATTTTAATAATCGAAATGCCTTCATCATTTTGACATTTTAATATTAATAATAAGATGTCAATTAACCCGAAAATATAAGTATTGATATTTTTATATGATTCGTTGTCTAATTCACAGAAAATTAAATTATATTTTTGAAATGGAAAAATTGCGACTGTATTCTGTAAGTTTAAACACCCGGTATGTTTGTCATTTTTATCTGGGTTTAACAGTTGGATGCTGTCAATGACAGATAAAAAATTAGGACTTATTATTAATGAATTTATATTATGAAGACCGTCAAATATGTTTGAGATGCTTGATATTTCTAAAAAATCATAAAAAATCCCGGATTTTTGTTTTAATTTACTTATAGATAAATCAATTTCTGGAATTTTTGAAAAAATATATTCATAAGTATTAACTATTTTTGAAATGGTATCGTAAGTATTATTGTGTTCGACTAAACAAATGTTTATTAATTGTTTAATTGCTTTATTGTAATAATTATGTGTGCTGTATGATGCGTAAATTGGTATTTTTTCAATTTTAAATGAGGCGCTTAACTCACATTTATTAAAATTTTTAGGCAATATATAATAACTCATAATGTTAATATTATAGTAATTATGTATTTTTTAAGTCTTGGAAATGTATGTATAATATTAAGTTTAAAGTTTTAAGGTATTTTTTGCTTTAGTTTTTGGTTCATTGGGTTGTTTTGGTTCCTTGGTTTGTTTTAGTTCCTTGGGTTGTTTTGGTTCCTTGGGTTGTTTTGGTTCCTTGGGTTGTTTTGGTTCCGTTGGTTCTGTTACGACTCGTTGTTTTCTAGTTTTGTTTTTAGGTAAGGTTTCGTCATTAGGTTCTTTTATAACTCGTTGTTTTCTGGTTTTTTTGTTAATGATTGTTTCCTGAGGTTCAGGTATAAATTCTTCGACAGGAGGTTCAGGTAAACCAATCGGTTGTTGTGACTGAACAATTTCGTCTTCGTCGATTGCTTCGGTTGCTGGAGTTAAAAGTAATTTGGTATTTAATTTTTTAATTTTAGGTTTTAATATTTTAACTTCTTCTGTTGCGATTTGTATTGCGTTTTTTGTTTCCTTGATATCGGTAGTATCAATATACCCGTCTAAATCGAGTTGAACATTTTCAACATTAACATTACCTATTTTTTTATAGATAAAATATCTATTTAAAAAGGATATTCTTTTTTCGAATGCGTTCATTTTTAATGCGTCTCCGTATTCATTTTCCAACTTTTTATTTTTTTTAACGTCATCAATCATATTTAAATACAGTTCGCTAAATGAACCACTTCCTTCAGGAAATCCTAATTCTTGTGCTTCAATTCTGTCAATTAATCTAAATCCATAATTTATCATAACCCGATTTAAATATTCGTGATTGACTAAATACTCAGGGATTAATTGATTAATTGATTCCTGATATACGTCAATTCTATTTCCAATAGAACTTATGTTATCTTCAAATGTGGTTGATGTGTATCCCTTTACGATTTCTAAAATTTTTTTACCGTCGTCTAAGATTTGAATACTTTCGCCTTGGGATTTATTTTTTAAAGTATTAAATATGAGTTCACCATCATAACACGCGCCAATAAAATATCCGCCTGTTTTGGTACATTCGGAGACATTTTTTAAGAATCCTTTAAATGTATCAATGCTTTCGAAAAAGTAGTGTAATGCGAATTGACATGAGGCAACTTGAAACCCTTCTTGTCCTTTTCCGAATTGTCTAAATACGCCTTTGCCTAATGTATTCTCATCTTTTACCCCCATACCAAAAACTGCCTTGGTTATTTGTTTTGCTTTATCGTTTAACATCGCGTCTCCATTTTTAATATTGTTCGCGCTATTTCCATTAACAAATAAAGCATATGGCATATCTTTAATTTTTTTGCGGTTATTTAAATATCTAGCACAAGCACCATCTAATTTATTTTCTAGATTGTCTTTTGATATATCAATACCAAAAACAAATGATAATTTAGCGCTAATCCACTTTGATAAATCTCCTGCTTTTCCACAGGCAAAATCAATTAAAGTGTCTCCTTTTTTAGAAACAGCAGTTATTAATGTTTTTTTTACGTATAAATTATGAAAATCTCTTAATGACCTTGTTTTGGAAACACCCACAACACTATTATAATATACGTCGTCATTTACAAACATGTTTGGAATATTTAGACCGGTACATATCATATCTTCAGTAATTGGGTTATTTATGGTTTGCCAATTACTGTTGGCAACGTGATACGCATTACCAAAATTTGAATTATGTTGTAAGAAGTCGGCAGTTTTATCGTATCTTACACGTAACGGAACCCATCTCCATCCTGGTTCTTTATTTAAATCGTATCTAAACTCCACAATCATATTATCTGTAATTAGGTCATTTTCTTCAGAAATCATTTCTTTTGTATTATTAAACGGTTTTAACATAATATTACAAAGACCCGCAGTTGGGTCATATGGATTGGTTGGGTAAAATTGAACGGGTTCTGCTTTATAGTCCGATTTATTATTAGTATTGTCTTCTTCGATATTTAAATATTCTGAAACGTTATCATCAATTACGTCTTGACATGGATTCATATACCCGTGCTTTTTTTTAATAAAAGTGCACATTAATACAATTTTTTTATATTCTGAAAGTTGAGTGTTTGCGGTTGTATTAAGTCCATCTTCATAAATAGGAGTAATTAAATCGTTACCGTTAGTTGCTTTTACAGTGCTAACTAAGAAATCAATAGTATTGTATTCAGGAGGTTTCCATTTAAATGAATGTTCCCATGTATTTCTTGTTAGTGGACCTGCTTTTCCAATTTTATCTGAACCGACACCCATAAAGGCGGGCGTAAATATCAATCCGTCGGTATTATATTCAAATAGGTGATTTTTACATTTGGTTATAACTTCATTACACGCCTCAAAAATATTATTTTTTTCTGGATTACTTGGATAAAACTTTTTGGCAGATATTCGAATAGGAGACATATTATTTTTTTCTGGATTTTCAACGGATACGGGAGTTAATTTTGTTATTAAGTTTTTTAATAATGGGTATCTACATTTAGAAAAGTCTTTTTCGAGACTTCCAGGCATAAATGAATATGGTCTAACATCATTTTTGTTAATGTAATAAATATCGAACGCAGCAAATAAGTTTATAAATTCCCCGTTTGAATCCGTTAAAATGAGTTCTCCATCGAGTAAAGAATTAAAATATTCTTTAATTTTGGTAATTGCTCCAGTAAATATAACGTTCATATTTGTATTTATTAAATAAATACGTCCATTAGAATTAATGAATAATAAATGTCTATCTCCGTCGGCCTTTTCAGTAACTGTATAATTATTTCTAATATTTGGAATGTTCGAGTTTTCAAGTAATTCGGCAACATTCATCATTTGTAAAGTATACGAAGAAGGACCAATAAAATCACTATTATAAATTCTTTTGTCTGGGTTATAATTAGATTTATGAAGAACTACCATATATGATTTAAGAACTTCGTTTTGTTCAGGATAAGAAACCGGATAATTTGTGTGCTGTAATCCAGATAAAATGATTTTAATGACGTTTCTCAATTCAGTTAAAATAAATGTATCGTTATTAAATTTTGTGTCTGGTCCAACTGCTTCGTTATTTACTTCTAATTCAATCTCGTATGAAGATGGGTTCGTAAATACCCCGGATTCATCTGCTGTGTTAAATAATTTAAATACCTTTCCTTCTTTTAATGAATTCTTTACGATACTAATATCAACTAAAATCGGATAATCTGGATGTTGAAACGTAACTCTATTAATGTATCGAAACGTTTTTTTCGTTTTTTTCCAATTTTTAATCATATATTTATTTACGCCATTAAGACCATTCGTAACTGTTTCATTTTGTAATGAAACTCTAAAGTTAAAATCATCCATATTTACAGGTCGTAATATTTCGCCATTTTTATCTTTAACAAAAGATTTTTTGGTAAATTTTACGCTACTTAAATTAGTGTTTATGATTTTTTCGATATCGTTGTTTTTACAATAATCTTCAATATTATGACTTCCTTCAATTTCTGCTCTTATATTTGGAGACATCTTAAAATTTCCGGTTTTTGCGTCTAAATATTCAGTTTGAATGCGTAAACTATTATAACCCAAATCGGATTTTGTAGTAAATCCTCGATGTTTTAACATTTGAATTACATCATCATAGTCTATTTTGCTGAGGGATTTTATTCCGCGGGTTCCAAACCTTACTTCTAATTCTGGACTCATTAAACCATTACTGGTATAAGGTTTTAAATTATAATATTGTTTTACCATATTTTCAAATTGAACTGGCAGAGGTAATACCTTTGCGTTATTTGGTTTTCTAGAAATAAATTCAGTATCGGCATCTTGAAGTAAATCTGCGAGTGGTTCATTAAACTTAGATTTCCCCATATCTTCAAATGAAGTATTTATGTTTTTTTTATTATTCATCATTATATATATTATAATACATATTTTTATATTGTTATTCAATTTTTTATAATGATTTAATTATTAACTCGTATAAATCCTTTTTTAGTTTATTTTTATTTGTCTCGGTTTTTGTATCAATTGCTAATTTATTACAGATATCAATTAAATCTTGGTGTTTATAATAAGAAATTGACCTTAAAGGGTTGTTAATGTTATCAACCTTAAATAACTTTGATTTATAATGTGTTATTTTGTCTATACAAAACCCTTCATATCCATATTTTGTAAGTTTATCTAAAAAATGAATAATATGGGTATCTCCCTGAGGGTCTGTATTAATTAACTCGTAATATTTTTTATTATGAATGTATATGATATTAATGTTTTCAATAACACATAATGTTAAAAAAGTATTAATATCTATTTTGTTTTCATTAACTAATTGATTTTCTATGTGTGTAATAGACGCAAATTTATATTTTTTTAAAAGTGGTTTATTTTTACGCAATTTATCAACATATTCTATTTTAAGATTTTTTTCTAAGGTGAACGTAATATTTTCATTAGAAAAATCTTTATTTATAATTTTATAAAAACAAACAAATAATGAATCCGTTTGTTTTGGTATAAAAAAACTTGGGTCTTCTATTTTAGTAGGCAATTTAATTTGAGTTTTAAATACAGACTGTGTCGGTTTCACCATTTTTTTATGTTCAGTTAATAATCTATTACTTAGTGAATTTACGATGGTTTTACTGGTTAACATAAAATCATGTAAATCAAATAATACATTATTATAATTTATTGGTTGACACGCAATTGGTTGAGCACTGCTACGCTTATGTTGTTGCTTATAATGTGGTCTGTTATACATATTAATATTTATTATTTTATTTCTTTATTATCTTTTGTAAAGTATATATTTTTAAAGGTTTCTTTTTGTTTTTCAACTTGGTGTAATGTTATTTCTTGTGTGTTGACATAATTAATATAATTTTGTAAGTCGTCAATTATTTCTTTTTTTAATTCGCTCAAATTTATATGAACACCGTATCTATTTTCATTTAAAGTAATGGAATGTTTGTGTAAAATACGCAAAATTTCAATCTGGTTAAATTTATTCATTGATTCGATTACTTCTCTAATAAAATTAAGTTCTCCTTCAGTATAATCTGTTTCGTTAATATTCATATTATATTTAATGTTTCTAATGTTTTTATATTATTATAACTATAACTAAAATAAACTACGTTATATTTTTTGTTGAACTAATTCGGCAATTACCGAAATACACTTATCATTTAATTCAAACCGTTGACCGATAATTCTTGCGTTAAATTTGGTTCCCTCAGAAATATTTGAAAATTGAGAAACATTATAATGATGGTCTCGCGCAATAAATACAACAATAGGCGACGGTAATTCGTCCGCACTATCTGCCTTAATTCCTGCTTTAGTAATATTTGTAGCAACGCACGATATTATGGTTCCCTCGACAGGAAAACATACTTCACATTCAAAAACAACCTCAAATGAAATATTATTCCCTCGTTCGATTAGTCCGCTGGAGTATGATACAACCTTTGCCGAACCTCTTTTAATGTATCCCTCAACTAAACATATGCCCTCATAATTAGAAGTGATTACATTTTCAATTGTTTGATTAATATTTTTGCCGATATTTGTTATTGGCAAAACTACATTCCTGGTAATTAAACATCTCGAATACACGTTTAATATTTTCTGCTCTCTTCTTTTACTTTTGGTTTGTGTTGATTTCATTCTTATAATTTATATACATATAATCTTTTAACTTAAATTAATTTCAATTTTATATTTTATTAAAGGTCGCAATATTCGAATCTAAAAACCATATTTTGTTATCCTTCTTATTTTTATTTAAAATTCTCAATAGTATTTCTTCAATTATACATAAATCAACCTGAACTAATTTTTTAGTATTTTCTTTATGAAGCCAATCAGAACCAACGATTTCATTTAATAGTTTAATAGTTTTTGCTTTACCTGCTTCATCACATCTAGCGCCGCTATTTCGATTAACGGTTGTATCCTTTGTTTTAAAAACCTTATATTTGTTTTTATTATCAGTGCTTATAAACCCAATTATTTTATTAAGTTTATTTTTATTTATTGTCCATTTATTTTTTATCTCGCTATTAAGTAATATTTCGTTTTTCTCTTCAGGTTCAACCTCATTCCAGATATTATCGATAGTATTCAATATTAAAATACTTTCGGTACCAGGGGTGTTTTCATTACATAGTAAAAGACACGTCATTGATTGTTGGCGAATTGTGATAGTAATACTATTTTTGATGAAATATTCTTTTACCAAATATTCGAAACTTCCGTCTTCTATAACAGTTAAAGAATATATATAATTTAATACGTGTAATGTTTCATTAAATAATAATATGTCGCAGATGTGTTGGACCAACATTTCAATTAAATCATCATACGTGATATTTTGTTGCTTATTTAAAGCAACCATAATTTTTCCGTAATGTTTATACCAGTTATCATCACCTCTTTGAATAGCATACTCTGTTTTTGTGGGGTATTCTGATTTTGTAGCATATTCTGTTTTTTCTTGGTTTAACTGTTCTTTATCTCTAAATTCTAGCGCTAAATTAAAATTAATACGTGATTCATTTAATATATTTTTGGCATATTGATGAATATCTGGAATATTTCCGGTTTCTTCGATTGCGTCTTTGTTTTTGGAAATATCCTTGTTGATTTCAAAATTTATAAAGGAATGTTTAAAATCGATTGGGACACTTCTGTCAAAGATAGAAATGTTTTCATAATTAAGTTCATTTGGTTGAAATAAATAATATTCTCCGATATTTATTAGGTGTCCAACTCTACCGTATTTATCCAAAATGGGTTCGTGGTTATTTTCAACTAATTGAGTTAAGGCGTAGTATATTTGGTCTAATGGGTATTTTTTCGGAATATTAATTAATTGTAATAACTGTTGTTTTTTATAAAAGAACCCTTCTTTCATAAGTGATTTTATTTTTTGGATTATTCTTTCAGTATTTGTAATAATATAACTTTCATTATAAGTATCTTTATTTAAATTATCTTGGTCGATTTGTTTGTTGGGTCGACACTTATATTCGCAATTTTCCATATAATCACACGCCGCAGAATATGGCGCATCGCCGATTTTAAAATCGTCTATAACAAGACCATTAGATAATAATTGTGTAATATTTATGTCTACATTTTTTGAAAAGATTTCTTGGGTAAAATTCGTTTGGTCATGATTAATAATACAATCAACCGAAACTTCTTTTAATATTCTACTTACGCGTCCAATTTGAACGGATTTAACTTCGGCAACTCTATAAACATAAAGGTCGGCAGATTCTTCTTCTTTATTTTCGAGTAAAGTCGCATACATAAAAATCTGAACGTTTCTTTTCTCAAATGGTAAATCTTTATGACTAAAATTACGAACTGCTCTTCCAATAATTTGTTCGATTCGATTCATATTATACCATGGTTCCAAAATATGAACTTGACGAATAAATTTTAAATCAATGCCTTCAGAACCAGATTTAGATATTAAAATGACCTTAATTTGATTTCCGTCTTTATTGTTTTCATTAGTTACAATTTTAACATATGAGTCATTGTTTGGTGAAAGTGCTAAGTCACCTGTTATCATAATATACCTTGCCGGCATAAAATCGGTCTGATTTTGTTGTTTAGGTCTCATTGTTCTTACATCAATAGGAGGTGTTTTTCGTTCTTTAAATAGTTGGGTTGATTTATTGGATGCTGTTGAGAACCGAGTAAATCCCATTTCTTCTAAAGCAAGTGCTAAAGGAATTAATCCTCCATAAATATATTGGGAATAAACTAAGATTATGCCGTCGGATACAATTATATTATTATCTTGTGTAGAATAAATAGAATCTAAAATATTTTTTATTTTGTAACTATATTTACCAATTTGGTCACTCGCAAAAATACGCCCGTATTTCTTTTCAATTTCGGGTTTATATTCAAAATTACCTTTAAATGGAGGCGTAATAGTATTTGTAAATTTGAATACTCGTTCTAAACCAGTTCTTCCCGTTAAAATATTTGGGTTTATATAAATATCATTATCTGTTTTTTTGTATTTATTTGCTCCGGCAGTTTGTTCTCTTGGAGATGACATTGGATTAGTAAGTAAGTTAATGGTTTCTAAACCGTCATACGGATAAACAATAATAAGCGATTCTAACGGTTTTTGTAATATGGTGTAACCGAATGACTCCATATTTTCAAATGCGGATACTTGTTTTTTGCCGTCATTAGTAGATACCATTACATTTTTTGAATTTTTTAAATAATTAATAATATAGTTATATCCATAAGATTGATATTCTCCGATATTTGATAAATACACGTTAATTATTTTTAGATGGTCTTCCGGTAAAATAGGTTTTTCATTCATTTGATATTTGGGGTAAACATTCTTGGGATTTTTAAATGTATTTTCTATAGAAAATATGTCTGGATATACTCTATACGGAAAAGTGTATGGATGTTCACCACGAACAAATGATATATATCCCGTTGCTTTTCTTATTAATATTTCCTCTCCATTAGGTGTTAAATTTCCGTTTTTATCGAAAACGTCTTTTAGTTCAAACGTGCTTCGGTTATCATTCATATTCATTAAATTTAATAACCATACGATTTCTTTATAACTATTATACATTGGAGTCGCAGATAATAAAAGCAATCTTAAATTGTCTGCGTATTTAACAAGAAGTTCTAAATTAATAGCAACCTTTTTATTTTCGTTATCTTCCGTCATACGAATATTATGGATTTCATCGATAATAATTAATCTATTATTAAATTCTTTTTTTAAATTACGAATCATGATTTTATTTTTATCGACTGCGTTTTTATAGTTTGTATCATCCACACCGGAAGTTTTAATTATATAATTGGCAAATTGACCGTATCCTAAAAATAAATATGAGTTATTGATAAGTATGTTAATTTGTGATATGATTTGTTGTCGAGTTAAACCAGACATATTCGTTGGGTTTATTTCTTTCAGTAATTTGTTTCCGACACAACCGGTAATGTTCCATATTCCATTAGTTTTTTTTAGTTTTCTTTCATCGAATATTTGTAATTTAAAATTATCTTGGACATTTTCAGAAGCAACGATAATAATTCTTTTGGAAATACCGGTTTGTTTTAAATAATCTCGCATTTCTTCGGAAACCCCAATTGCCGAACACGTTTTTCCACTTCCTAATCCGTGATATAATAATAAACTATTATATGGGGTTTGAAAAGAAAGAAAATTTCTTACAAATGCTTGATGCGGAGATAATTCAAACTCGGCATTACTTAATAAATCTGATTGTGCTTTAATGTCTGTATAAATAGTTCCATCATATTTGGTATCATTGAATTCCTTTTTTAGCGCGATTTTTATATTAAAATTCGGGTCGTTTAAATTTGGGTATAATGTGTTGTTAGTATTAGGAACGTCATTTTCAAGATAATCATGTTCTGAGATTTCTTTTTGTAGTAATTTGTTATTACTTTCATATGTATTTTCATTATTTTTGAACATCTAATATTATATACTAATAATATAATCTATATTCTTCTAATAATTTATTAATATTTAATATTAGTTGTTTTTTTTCTAAATTATATGGTCTTATGGATTCAATACATTCGTCAATTGTTTTCCATTCCATTTTGCTTACTTCTGCTTCTTGGTAATTTAATAGATTATCGTCCCCATCATTATTTATGTATGCCAAAAAATATTTATGTTTATATGATTTATAGTTTGTCCCTATAAATGTTTCTTCAAACGGCATAATATTTTCAATAATATGAATATGTTCTTTTAATATTCCGGTCTCTTCTTCGAATTCTCTAAGCGCACAATCCAAATCTTTTTCTTGATAATTGCGTCTTCCCTTTGGAAATTCCCATTCGGTTTCGGTCCAATTAGTTGAACTATTTTGTATGAAATAATCCAGGGTTATATTAGTGGTATTAAATAAAAATCCGTTTTTGATAATATCGAATTTTTTACCAGAAAGGATTTCTTCATTGCGATATTGCGTATTTAAAATTTCCCCCCACATAAGTTTCCATAATTGGTCAAATGTTGAAGTTAATATTCTGGACTTTTCTTGTGTTGACATTTCGTTAACAATATTTTGGACGTGTTCGACATTATAAGGTGAATATTTCCCTCTAACAAAATCAATATATCCAAAAGTATCTTTTCTGCGTATCATTAAAAACTGGGTTCCCTTCTTGCTTCTCCTAAACAATATTATACCATAACTAGTTATGGGTAATCTACAATTATGAAATAAATGACCGTTTTTATTACAATTATTACAGAGAGTATTCATTTGTTAGTTATATGTTAAAATATAAATCTTTTTATATTATTTTATGTAAATGGAACTAAATCCTGGTGTTTGGGGTAAATGGTATTGGGGGTTCTTACATACAATATCAATCACTTATCCAAATCATCCAAACGCAATTACAAAAAAAAAATATTATGAATTAATAAATAATTTTCCGTTATTTATACCGTGTGAGAAAATATCGAGTGAGTTTAGTAAATTAATTAGTAATTATCCGGTAGCTCCTTATTTGGATAACCGTGATTCATTTATTAGATGGATGCATTTTATTCATAATAAAGTAAATGAAAAACTGGAAAAACCGATAATTCCGTTAAATGAATTTTATATAAATTATTACGATAAATATAAACCAACGGGAATAAAATTTGCTGAGTTTAATAAAATAAAACAGAAAGTGGTTTATATTTTTATAATTATAGGAATTGTATTTAGTATTTATTATTTTTACGATAAATAAATATTGCGTAATTATATATGGAAGATAAAACATTAGGTGGTAAAGCAATCGGCGCTGGTGGATTTGGTTGTGTCTTTTATCCGGCGTTAAAATGCGAAAACACAAAAAAAAGAAGTAAAAATAAAATATCAAAATTATTAGATATTGAACATGCGAACCAAGAATATGAAGAAATTATATTAATAACGCATTTTTTAAAAAATATACCTAATTATTCGCACTTTTTTCTTATCGATGATGTAGAATTATGTAAACCGCATAATATAACAAGTAAAGACCTAATTGGCGTTAATGAGAAATGTAACGATATTATTGAATCTATAACAAAATCAAAAGAATCTTCGTCTAATGTAGATAAAGCAGAAACGTTAAATAAAGAATTATATAAATATAAAATTATAAATATGAAATATGGAGGAATCACCATAGGTCAATATGTAGATAAATATATAATATCAGACATAACTATTACGTTATTAAAATCATTAAGTAATTTATTATTAAATGGAATTATACCTATGAATAAATTAGAGATTTATCACGGAGATATTAAAGAATCAAACGTATTGGTTAATGTAAAAGAAACGGAATTGAAACCAAGATTAATTGATTGGGGATTAACGATAATATATGATGTTCCGAGAATTTTCCCAATCACATGGCTTAATAGACCATTACAGTTTAATCTTCCGTTTTCAAATATAATGTTTTCGACTATATTTGTACAAGATTTAAAGAAGTTTATGAATGAAAAACCAATTAATAAATCATTAGTAAATTGCGAAGAATTTATGAAAAATTATTTGGAAAAAATAATAAAAGAAAAACCTGGTCATTATTTGTATATTCAATATATATTTTATATCATATTTGACTCAAAATCCGAATATGAAAATATAATTATAAATTATATTGCTAGCATTATATTTTTATATTTAGCAGACACACAAAAAATATATATAACGTGGTTAATGGATTATTTAATTACTATATACAAACATAATCTTGATATATGGGGGTTTGTTATGATATATCTTCCTTTTTTAGAGAAGATTCATACACTAATATATAAACATAGTAAACAACTTACGCCTTCGGTGTTATCGTGCGTCAAAGAAATACGCGAACAATTTAAATATATATTTGTCACTCATTTATACAATACATCAACAACACAAATTAACGTTAACACCTTACTCGATGATTTACACCAAATAAATGGGTTATTTAGTAAATTAATTAAATCGATGTTTAATCCAAATAATATAATAAAATCACGCCAACCTAAATTAACTAGTTCACGAATAATATCACATAAAACTAAAAAACTAAAATCAAATAAAAGTAAACTTTCCAGTAATAGTAGAAGGTTAAGTAAAATTACGCGTCGCACTATACATAAAAGTAAAAAAACAAACTCGTCCAAAAAATAAATAATGTTATAGTATAATGAGATTTGAAATATTTATATTTGGGATTACTTCTTTTTTAATTTATAATACATATCATGATGGCAAATATACAAAAATGATGATGACTTGGAAAAAGTATTACCAGATGGCATTTTTTGCCGTTATTGGTATTGGTATTTATGTATTGATGAAAAGAAACCCAACCCAGGGTAAAAATATGTTAGTTTGTGCGAATAATATGATAAAATATATGCCGATAAATAAATCATCGATGGATTTATTTTCACCAATAATTGATTTAACCTCAAATTACCAACCAAACGGTCAAACAGGAGGAGGAGAACAGCGAATATTAAATTCTGGAAAAATGGCGACAAAACGATGTGTAAGTGAAACAAAGAAAAAGTATGTTGCCTCAAATCAAAATTGGAAATGTGGAGAATGTAATTCTCAATTAAATGCGTGGTTTGAGGTAGACCACAAAATTAGATTAGAACACGGGGGAGGTAATGATGTAAATAATTTAATTGCTTTATGTAGAGAATGTCACGGAAAAAAAACATCAATGGAAAATATGTAAAAAATAATATTTAATTTATGGGTATTATTATATGGATAATAACCCAAAAATAGATATAAAATTAATGTTTCGCCCGCTTTTAATAATATTTGGATTTATTTGTTTGTTGTTATTTTGTATATATTTAATACAATATTATTATAATTCTGTAAATTATGGGGTTGTATTTATTTTAACTATAATCTTAAGTGTGTGTGTATTGTTTATAGTTTACAGATTACTGAAACTGTTCGGATTTTTCGATTTATTAAAACGTGCCGGAAGAGAAGACTCCGAAACAGTGATATATTTAAAAAATCGTATTTATGAAATACGACGTTTTATGACTCACGAATATTATAGAACATCGCGAGTTTCAATAATAATACTAATAATTATAAGCACAATAATTACGTTGTATTTCGTTATACCTGTTTTAATTCAAAAGATTAGCATACAAGGAGGAAAACAATTTATAACAGAAACGATTGATACAAACATAAGTCGGGTTATCTCATCATATGAACAATTAAATGGGTCTCCGTCATTCGAATACCAGTATGGGATTTCATTTTGGTTTTTTATTCATTCGTTTCCTCCAAGCACGAATTCAAATTATAATAAATTCACATCAATACTTAATTATGGTAATAAACCAAACATATTATATAATCCAACTACTAATACGTTAATGATAACAACAGAACAAAAAGGATTACAAGAACTTAACAACACGGTGTTAGATTTCGACGATACAGGAAATAGAATTATTTATAGACAAAATAATATATTATTACAAAAATGGAATAATATGACAATCAACTATACTAATGGAACTTTAGATGTATTTTTAAACGGAAAATTAGTTAAATCCGCGATAGAAGTAGTTCCGTATATGACACTAGACAACTTAGTTGTAGGAAGTGACCGGGGTATTAGTGGTGGAATTTGTAATCTCGTGTATTTTAAAAAACCATTAAATGCGATTAGTATTTCATATTTATATAATATGGTTAAAGACAAATCTCCGCCTATAAATTAAATATTAATAGTTATAGATAAATTCTAAATATATAATATATGAACGCTCAAAGTATTATTTTAACGGTTATAATTATAGTATTACTTATTTTGTTATTTAGATACTTAATTAAGGATGTAAACACATTACAAAGCGGGATGGTTAGTGGACAAACCCCGTCCATAATTAGTCCGTCGAGTTTGACAACAAGTAATAATTCGAATAACTTTGCGTATTCAATTTGGTTTTATGTAAATGATTGGAATTATAGGTATGGAGAACCCAAAGTTATTTTTGGAAGAATGGGAAGTGTAAGCACAAGCGGAGAAGGTTCAATCGATACAATAAACGGACTAGACCCGTGTCCCGCAGTTGTTTTAGGTGCGGTTGAGAATAACTTATCTGTTGCGGTTGGATGTTATCCAGGACTAGATACCGTTCCTACATCTACCGATGGTAAATCGGTGGTTCATACGTGTAACATCGCAAATGTCCCAATACAAAAATGGGTCAATTTGGTTGTAAGTGTTTATGGACGTACCCTTGATTTATATATTGATGGAAAATTGGTTCGAACATGTATTATGCCTGGAATAGCAATGATAAATACTAATGCTAGCATTTATGTGACACCTAAAGGAGGATTTAATGGGTGGACTTCTAAATTTCAGTATTGGTCTAACGCATTAAATCCGCAAGAAGTGTGGAATAATTATGTAAAAGGTTACGGTAATACTATGTTAGGAAACCTATTCGGAAATTATAAGGTAAGTATATCAGTAGTTGAAAATGGAGTTACCCAAAGTAATACAATGTTTTAATAATAATTTTAGTCTTTTTTTATACATTATAATATATAATGAATAGTCTAAATATATCACCATTTAATAGATTTTCGGCAAATATAATAAATTATGGAGATAGTGATTTTTTGAGTTCCACAACTTTAGTTGCTCGAGTATCGTTTTTATTGCTAGTGTTGTTTATATTTATTATTTTATTACGTTTAGGAATATCATTTTTAGGGTGGTTATTATCACCAGCAAAATCGCCTAAATTAATTAATGGAATGATTGATGCTAAAAATATGATTATGTTTCCACAAGATCCAAGTTCATCAAATGCGGTTCCAATAAATAGGTCGATTAACGCAACTAATGGAGTTGAGTTTACGTGGTCTACATGGATATTTATCGATAATTTGCAATATTTATCTGGACAATATAGACATATATTTCATAAAGGAAACGACCAACTTACGAATACGGGTCTTAACTTTCCAAATAACGCGCCAGGGTTATATATTTCTCCGGATACAAATGCTTTAGTTGTAATTATGAATACTTTTAATGATATAAATCAAGAAGTCGTTATACCAAATATACCATTAAATAAATGGTTGAATGTAATTATAAGATGTCAAAATAATAAATTGGATATTTATATTAATGGCACAATTACAAAAAGTGTTCAGTTAAATGGAGTTCCAAAACAAAATTATGGTGATGTATTTGTTGCTATGAATGGCGGATTTGATGGTTATATTTCTAATTTATGGTATTATGATTATGCCCTAGGAACAACTGCTATTTCAAATTTAGTTAATTCAGGACCAAATTTAAAAATGTATGGTTCTACTTCATTCTCAAATAAAATGAGTAAATATTTATCATTAAGATGGTATTTTACGGGAACTGAAGATGCCTACAATCCTTAATTTTATTGGCGTGGTTATAAATAAATATAAATAAATAAAATATATTTATTTATATTATAATGAATACTAAAGAACCAACCAGTTTTTTTTATAGATTTCTTAATACATTTGTAAACTTAATATCTCCTAAACCATCACCAAATAATTATATACCTTATGATAATATTGATGAATCAATCTCAAGAGTTGTTGACCAATTTATGGAAGAATCTAAAGAAGAAGTTGTTGACAATTATTTCAAAGAAACTAAAGAAGAATCTATAGAAGAAGTTGTTGACAATATTATAGAAGAAACTAAAGAAGAAGTTGTTGACAATTATTTCAAAGAATCTAAAGAAAAAGTTGTTGACAATATTATAGAAGAAACTAAAGAAGAAGTTGTTGACAATATTATAGAAGAAACTAAAGAAGAAGTTGTTGACAATATTATAGAAGAATCTGAAGAAAAAGTTGTTGACAATTATTTCAAAGAAATTGAAGAAAAAGTTGTT